TTTCCATATCAACCCTTCCAATAATATGTAACAGGTAAGATGATACAGGAACAACGTGCTGCATTGCTATTGAAAAAAACTATGAATTCTCTCTAAGCGATAGCTTTACAATTATTGTTTATTGTAAAGCTCGATAGTCAGCGCCATCAGATCCCACTCCGTCATTTTGTAACGCAGATAGAACCCTCTGCTGCCAAGCCCGTGGTATCCAGACTTGCCAACGTGATGCTCTGGACATAGCGGAATCACCAGCCAATCTGACGCCTTCTGAGCGCCTCCTGCGGCGTCCCGTGGATGATGCAGGACTGCCGGCGTGTACCCATGACCCTGCTGATGGCACATCACGCACCCGATCTCCGCTACCCCATTCATGTACTGCTTGATAGTTTTCATTTATATATTTTCATATCGCAATAGTTATTCCATATAGCCATCTCCATCTCAATAGTCTTGTGATCGTGGCCACAGGTAGCGCAGCGCCGCTTTCGCTCGACATAATTAAACTGGCCGACATCATCATAAAAGTGCCTTGTATCTATCACTGACGTTTTACCTTCCTTGCACTCAGGACAGAGCATTTTTACTAACCTTGTGCGTGGTGTACTGGCTAATGCTGTCTTTGGTAACGCAGGCTTTGCACACCCATCGCGGCCTCACTTTGGTAGGCTTCATTGCACCGCCTTCAATTGGCTTAAATGTTTGGCAGCCGCCGCAAAACTTGCGATCATATTCACTCATCCTTTTTTGCCTCTCCCTTCATAGCCTTGGCTAGTTCCGGCAAGCCCCAATCGTCACAGATCTTGGCGCACCGATGCCGCTCTTTAATCGTCACCATCTCAGAGAATCTATACATCCACGCCAGTGCATCAATGTCCGGCGCGTATATTAGATCCTCTTCTTTCGCGGCTTTCTTGGCCATCCTGAGTATTTCCTTATCCAACTAAATGCTCGGCGAGAATTTTAAGTAGCGGAACAAATATAGCTAAGCCGAACCAAGCAATACAAGCGATCACAATCCAATTAACGATCTTTGAATTGCCTGTCGTGTCATAAGGCATACTTTCATTTCCGTGATTACTTAAAATTTCCTGCATGAATATATCGTCATTAGTAATCTTTGGTTTTGAGTACGGCACATAATGCGCGCCGATCTCTATGCGTGGCTCCTTAATGAACTGTCCATCTCTCAACATAAATCCTCCTCACTTGCCGGGTTTCATCCCGCTGATATGGTCAATCAGACCGTTTGCAATAATTACCCCATCAAATGCAATCGCATTAGCTGGATCGTATTGGCGAATGGTTTTCTCCATGTCACGCAATGCCTGCTTGTATCCTGCATTGAAAGACTCTTCTCCCTCCAGGATCATAGTGATCGCATCACGCACAATCGAAGATGCCTTACGCCCCTTTGCTGCTTCCTTCAGTTTTAAATATACCGACTCAGATAAATGCACCGAGTACGGGATTAGTTTTTTGCCTGTTTCCATGTATTGAACTCCGTTTTCATTCCGATTAACTTATCAATAGCCTGCTTGCTTTTGGCAATCTCAGACCGGCTTTCTACTTTTAAATATGTCTGCATCCAATCTGTTGCCTCTGCCTCAGACTTCTCGAATATCGCTGACGACTCATCAAGAAACTCCCAGAACATTGGATCCCTGCAAAGCATACCGGCTACCCTAACCATGTCCCTGCCTAGCTCTGCTTCCCTGTTCATTGGCCGCTCTTCTTCTGTCAGCCGAACTAAGACTGTCATGTAGCGCGCTCCAACAAAATCGCGCAGGATCTCTTCCGGCACCTCGTCGGGATGGATCCTCAAGGTAAGTACATACCCTGAGTTATCCTGCTTCATCGCCACCTTTACTGATTCAAACTGGCTGGTTTCCATCAGCTTATGTCCTCAATCCTCATTACATACTTGCCCTTGCTGTTCTTGCGCCAGCCGTGGACTTCAATCCTGATGCCGGCGTCCCTGACCTTGGCCACCGTATCAGACTCTTGGATCTTCTTAATCCTGGCAGCTACGCCAGTGCTGGTAACTTGCACCGCCAGCACCTCATCCTTGCGTATTGCCAGAATATCCGCCCATCCCCACAAGTCCTGGCGAATACGTTTCCACGGGTTCCACTTCTCCACTACCTCGCAGTGGTATCCCTGTTCCCGCAGAAACTCTAAGCTCCGCTGTGTCGGTGACTTGGTTGCCATTAGAAGGGCAGATCGCCTTCATCAAGCACCGGCGTTGCTTGCTTCTGAACTGGCGCAGCTTCCTCTGGCTTCTTGTACGTGTTCACCTTGATCGAGAACCACGGTCCATAATTGCCATCCTGCTGCCATGCGTCCAGCTTGATAACAATATCGTCACCTTCTATATCGTTGAGCAAGGTACGCAGGAATGAGCGATCAAAAGACATCTCTCCGTACATGTCAGGCGACTTAGGATGGATCTTGTTCTTGGAGTAATTCAGCCGGCCACTATTCGGATACTTGTTCATTTAGCTTTTCCTTAAATTGTTTGAATTTATCTAACACCATATCGAAACTGGGCTTGTCGTCTGCCTTCAGCCTGTCGAAGATCACTCGGTTAACCTTGAAGATGCTGGTCACATCGTCCGGCGTCTGCGCCATCTCCAACGCAAAGTTAGTTACCTTCAGAACTGAGATAGCCCAATCTTCTACGGTTGTCTCTGGCTCTGTGGATACCTTCAATTGCCACTGGCCTGCCCCACCCTCAAGTTTCTTAGCTGGTGCTGCTGGTGCTGCTACAGGCTGTACCACTTTTGGTACAGGTACTGGCGGTGCTGGTGCCTTTGGTGCTGGCGGGCGGGTTGAGTTTGCGTCATCGTCCTCTGGCGCAATACCGCAAGCAGTCATCAGGCTATACCGGCGGGCGTATGTCAGCGCGCTACCGAAACCCTGGGGATCTGCCTTGGCTGCCGGCACAAACAACCAGCCGGAAACCATTTGCTCACCAGACTCATGGATAAATACAGTCTGGATCTTGATTCCATCTGGATGCTCGTCCGTCAATTGCATCAAGAAGATGCCATTGTTGTTCAGGCCATCTACGACTGCCTCGATACACGCCGAAAGATCCGCATACTTTGTTCTGAAGTGCGGGTTAGTGCTGGTCTTGAGCGCAGGCCCGAATTCCTTCTGCGCCTTCACCAGTGCTGCTGCTACTTGTTTCATTGTGGGTAATTCCTTTCTAGATATTTAATTGCTTCCAATAAGGCTTCTTTAGAATCTTCAAAAAGCCCAATCCCCTTGTTACAAGCAGAGCAAAGTAAGCCCCTAACTTTTCCTGTTGCATGGCAATGGTCAACAACTAATTTAGTTGCCCTCTCATCTTTTGTTTTTTTAGAGCCGCAAATTGCACAAGCAAAACTTTGAGATGAAAGCATTTCGTTGTATTGCTTTTCTGTAATCCCATATTTGTATTTAAGGTAATACCCCCTTTTAGAAATCCACTCTGCCTTTTTCTTTTCTATTGGTATGCCTGCCCGCTTGTTTCTCATGTACTCCCGATTCCTTGCGCGACAATGCTCGCAGGGAGATGGGTGTTTCCCGCAGGACAAACACAAACCAAGTTCTTTTCTTTTTAGTCTTAAATCAGCAAAGTATTTTTTTGTCATTTAGGATATTTAAAAACAATTAGTGGTGCAATTCCCCCCATTGTAGCAGCAAGTTGTGCATGTAACGTAGCGACCGTTGTAGCTGTAGCTGCTGGTCGTGCAGGTTGCGTAGACTGTGGATGCTGTGGCGATTAGCCAGATTGCGACTAGATATTTCATGGTTAGCTCCTTAGGATTCTAGGGTTGTACTGCGCTCATCAACGTACTTCTGGTACTGCGGGCAGAACTGGCTAACCTGACAAAAACCTGTGCATCTTGTCCGACCGCCTTCTCTGACTTCAATCTCATGATCCTTCAGCGTGGCAACTAAATCCTGTGCCTCCGCCTTGATGTTAAATACTCGCTTGGCTCTGACGCCGCCAATCTTCTTGACTGCATAAGTAGTGGGCTTCTCCCACATATCTGCCGGCGTGCATTCTGGTAAGTCGTGGCCAATCTGTACTGACAGGCTGGCCTCGGAGTGCCGGTGCAACTTGTCGCTTACAAACTTCTCGCGCTGCTCATATGTCCATAGCGGAATGTCCAGCGTAACTATTGGTGCCTGCGGGTAAGTCTCCTTGTTCACCGCATCGCGCCGGCTCCAATCACGGACGATCCCGACGATTTGCAAGCCGCCTACCGTATCGCCTTTGGCTTTCTCTACTAACCATGCGTACAGGTTTAGCTGCTCTACCCAATCCTGCTTCTCCTGCTGGACTGCCCAGGCTGACGTTACTTTGTAATCCTTGATATGGATCTTGCCGTCTATGATCTCTTGCAGATCCAGCGCGCCGGAGATATTCCAGCCATCGAACTCAGTGAACAGTCTTTCCTCAACGATATGGTTGTCGCCCTTGCCGTGCTGAAGAATGTTATGTACTGCCGTGCCGAACAAAGACCAGACCATATCGCTTGCGTCCTGCTCGATCTCATCTGAATGCTTGGCGCGTAGCTGCACTAGCTGGGGCGGAGATAATAACTCAGTCACCGAGATATGCGCTGCCCCGCGTGAATACTGTGGCCGCTTCAACACATTAACAATCGTATCTGGCAGGCCGAATTTGTTGGTTAATATCATTTGAATTCCTTGCCATCACTGTATGTCCATGTACCGGGCTTTACTTTCTTCTCATGCTCTATTTCTCTTGCTAGATACCACTGTGCTTTCTTTAAATCCTCAAGCCGATCACCTTTCTTGCCGGCTCTGGAAACATATTTGATTACGTTGCCAAGGCTATACCCCAGTCGTTTTGCCTCAATAAAATCTATGGTCTCAATGCCGCCATCTTTGTAATGCGCTGGGCTGTTTACGTTATCCACCATTCTTCTCCTTGCCGTATAATTAATTTACTAGGTTGTCTCTTGGTCTAGCGGCCTAGTGGTCATAGGGAAACCGGCCTGACGTTAGGCCGTTAGTACCCGTCATATTTTTGCTTCCGCTTCATCCCAATACTCAAGACGTTTTTTGTAGGATGGTTCATGCACATCAAGAAAAAAACAAGTATCTCCATCAAAATCTACGGTCTTTCCTCGATACGTCCAAACACTTTTTTGAATACTTGTGCCGCGCTCAATAAAATCAATTCCTTCCTGCGTAACAATCCATTCTCCATTTAACCTAGTTCCATCTGGTCTATACGCTTGTTTTACCAAGCCCCAATATCTAAGCTTTTGAAAGTTATCCCATTGATTTCTAGTTAATCCAAGATGTTTTAAGTTAATAGAAATATTTCCGAATTCGTATAACTTGTACAAACCTACGGCCAGCGCCTCACTAAAAGAATGCTTGTATTTGACGGTCTTAGCGCCACAACATTCGCAAAACTTACTTTCTTTGCTCATGTGTTCTTCTCCTTCAAAAATTTCATAGGTTGTAGTCCGTACTTGCGCCTTCGATGGTAACGCGCCAAACAAGAAAGTTGTGTTCCTTGCTGCGCTCCTGTAGCCACGCACAGAACTCTTTAACAAGCACATCAGTCGGCAGCGGTGTGAACGACGCTACCTTTGCTGTAAATTGAATGTCTTCCGTCACTGCATGTACTCTACTCATGTGTTCTTCTCCTTTAGCTTGGCTTCGATGGCTCGAACTGTGTCCACCCAACCCGGTGGTAGTCTGACCGCTCCCGGCAACAGTGACATAACTTCCTCATCCGTCAGCCCAACCCATTCTTTCTGAACTACACTTAAAAGATATTCAATGCACTCTGCGGCATGCTCCGCTCGGTTTGCGCGTGTCTTATCTCTTAGCTGCTCGGCATATGATTTGCAGTATTCAACACCCCAGTTCGGGTACATACCAAACGTGGTCATTTCTGGATCGCTCATGTCGGCTTCCTTCCTTCTTCGTATTCTTCGCGCCCATCCATGCTTCTATGTACGTACAAGTC